AGACCTGGCGGGACACCGGGCGGCGGCGCGCCGGCGGGGCCCATTGGCGCGCCGCCGGACGGCATGATGTTGACATTGGGAGGCCCGCCCGCGCCGGGCGGCGGCATCGGCGGGCGTTGCGGCGGCGGCATCATCGGCGGCGGCATCGTCGGCGGGGCGATCGGCGGCGCGCCGCCCGCGCCGGCGCCGCCCTGCGGCGCAACGATCACGTTGACGGTGGTCTTGCCCTTAGCGCGGCCGCCACGGGCGAATCCGGCGCGCCCGCCATCGGCGCGCGGGGCCGGGCGGCCTTGGGCGTATTTCTTGCTTTGCACCGCGCTCGGGCGCGCATCGTGGATGTTGGCTTCGAGGCGGCCGCGCGGCGCGTCTTTCGGCTCGTCCCTGATCGTCTCTTTCTCGGTCCGCAGCGTTCGGTGCAGCGCGCCGCTGACCGGCCCGCCATTGGCCCGTCCGGGCCGGCCGAGATTGATTTTCTTGCCGGCCCCATGGACCGCGCCGCCGCGCTTGAACTGCGAGGAATCGCGGCTCGCCGTGCGCCCGTAATGATCGGCGATCGTGCCGGCGTCGGGATCGAGGCCTGGCGAAGCGAGAGGATCCATCCCCATCGTCCGGAGCTTCTTGGTGGTGAAGTCTTTCGGGCTGGCGGACATGGGTTGCCTCGCTTTTCAAGCGGCCTCGCGCGGCACGCTAAACAGAATTGGGCAAAAACGGAAGAGGATCAGCCGCCGGCGACCCCTTCATCGGCATAGCCGCCGGCGATCTGGCCCGGCAGGCTCTGCCCCGGCCCGGTCGAGCCGCCGACGAGATCAGCGCTCGCCATGGCGCTGAACTAGGAAATAGCGGCCGGTGCGCGGGTGGCGGACGTAATGATGCCCATCCGGCGCTTGTCTGGCGATCCCGAACGGGGTCGGATAATCGTCGGAATCCACGCGGCCGCCCCGCGCGCGCGCCGTCGGCGCGGTCGGCGGCTGCAGCGCCGTCATCAGCCGCTCATGCGTCTGCGCGCCCTGCTGCTGGCGCGCTTCATGCGCCTGCTTGAACGATTCCATCCGCATGTCATGCGCCTGGTCGGCCGCTTGCTGCTGCGAATCGTTCTGGCGATCGAGATGGCCCTTGACCTGGTCGGAGAGCATCTTCTGCGCGCCGGACACTTTGTCGTGGTCGAGCTGGGCGGCGGCGACGATCTTCTCTTTCTGGATCCCGGCGTCGGCGACCTGCAATTTGGCCTGCCGGTCCTGATCGCGATTCTGATCCTCGATCGTCACCCGCTGCATGTCCTGCTGGGTCTGCTGCGCCTTCGATTGGGCGTCGATCAGATCGGCCTGGGCGCTGGTTTGCGCCGCGAGCGCTTTCGGATCGGGCGGCGGGCCGGTCGGATTCGGGTTGAGGAACTGCTGCGGGTTGGCGAAGCCGATGCCGCGGATGCAGATGGTGCGCACCTGGGTGACGTTGAAGCTCGCCGGATCGTCCTTGGCCATCTGGTAGAGCGCCGCGTTGCGCAACATCCGCTGCAGATGCGAGGCGGTGTTGGGGTCGGCGCGGGTGACGATCTGGTTCTCGTTGATGGCGCTGAGGAACAATTGCTCGTCCCAGGTGACGCCGGACGGCTGCGCGGCGTTCGGCTTCTTCTTCGGCTTCGATTGCTGCGAGGCGCGAATGAAGGCTTGCGGATCTTCGCGGAAGCGCTCGACCAGGAGCTGCAATTCATCTGATTGCGCCGCGCACAGGCGCTTGTGGGTCGCCATCAACGGCTTGATCGCCTGTTCGATCAAGGCCAGCGTGGTGCCGACCGGCGCGTCGGCGCGGCCTTCGCCGACCATCACTTCGGCGGTGCCGCCGAGGCGCTGGCCTTCCTGATTGAGCGATTGCACGAAGCCGACGAACACCGCATCCGGCGATTTGTAGGGCATCCCCATCGCCACCTGCTGAATCGGCAGGCCGCCGGTCTCGACTTCCGCCGCGCCGCCGGGCGGGACGCGGAAGACGTTGTTGTTCTGGCGCCCGGCGCCCTTGGCGACCAGGAGGCCGGGGAAGTTGGCGAACATGCCGGCGTCGATGAATTCGCGCCAGGCGGCGGTGATGCCGTTGGTCAGATTGCCGAGCAGGTGCGAGAGGCCGATGCCATAGAAGCCGAAGCCGCGGATGAACGGGAACTGGACGAAATGGGTCTTCGGCAGGCAGAGCTCGTCATCCTCGCTCCAGTTGCGTCGAATCTCCAGCACCTGGCGCGTCTCTTTGACGATCGTCACCTTGTAGGGGATGGCGAGGCCGTCATCGTCGCCGCCGGTCTGATGCTCGAACCCGGCCAGATCGAGTTCGCAATAGCATTCGTAGATCTCGTAATCGCGATCCTCACGATCCGAGCCTTCGTTCTTGCGCACCCCGGACACGGTCTCGGTCTGCAGCTCCGGCGCGGTCTTGTCCGGCCAGCCGGGCTCGCCGATCTCGATGTCGCGATAGGCGCCGACCAATTGCATCCGCCGCATCGTGGTCTTGGACAGGAAAGTACGATGGGTGATGCGGCCGGCGTCATAGAGCGAGGTGGCGTTGTTGCGGACGATCAGATCCTCGCCATAGACGGCGCGCGAGATCGGCTTGCGGGTGATCGGATCGTGATAGACCTTCTTGAACACGCAGCCGTCGAGGCCGACCCGCGGCAGCATGGCGTCGGTGTCCGGCAGCCACGGCTTGTCGATCGTGGTCAGATAATGGTTGAGATCCTTTTCCAAGGCGTCGGCGAGATCGTCGAGCTGCGCCGTCGAAGCGCTGGTGTCCTCGGAGACTTTCGCCGGCCCGTCGGTCGGGCACAATTCGGAGAAGGCGTTGGCGGCGAAGCGGATCACCGCTTCGACCAACAGCGTCGCCTGAATCTGCGACTGGCCTTCCAGAGGCGCGGTGCCGTCGGCGGCCCCGGTCGAGATCATCGCTTCGATTTTCAGCCCCAGGAGCTTCATGCCGCGGGCGCGGGTGTCGAGCCATTCCTGGCGCGAGCGATTGTCCTGCTCGATCAGAATCAAGAGGTCGTCGCCGATGCCGCCGAGCGTGGTTTCGGGCAAAGCCTCGGCCAGATTGTCGTCGAAGCCGAGGTCGATCTTGGCCTTGCGCGGCGGGCCGATGTAGACGACCACGCCGCCATCGGCGGTCTCGATCTTGGTCCGCGCCTTGGGGTCGATCGGGTTGGTGTCGCCGCTGAGATCGACGTCGAGCGGCGCGAACGGGACGTCGGCCGGCCCTTCGCCGTCGGAAGCGCTATGGGCGAGCCGGATCGAGCCGAGACCGGCCACTTATCGATCCTTAGGCCGGCGCGTGCGGCGTGCCGGCGCTGATGGTCGCCTGGGTGGCGATTCCGGCGATTACGGTGATGTCGAAGGTGGCGCTGATGCCGCCCGAGGTCGCGGTGATCTCAGTGTCGCCCTCGGCCAAGGCGGTGACGATCGCGGTGGTGTCGGGGGTGCCGCCGGCGATGGTCGCCGTCGCCGGCGTGCCGGAGACCCAGACCACCGAGCCGGGGGCGATGGCCGGATTGCCGCTGACGTCCTCGAAGGCGATGGTCAGATCGACGACTTGGCCGAGAGGCAGGTCGGTGGCCATGGATTTTCGCTCCTGTGGTTCAAGCCGGGTTGCGGGGCTGGCCGGCGATGATCGTGGCTGAGGCGGCGGGTTCGGTCGGGGTGAAATTCGGGTCGTAGACCATCACCGGATGGCTGGCGAAATAGGTCTGCGGATCGCTGAACGGAATCGGGGTGACGAGCGACAGCTGGCCCTGCCACTGGCCGGCGACGAACCAGTCGAACGGCGTGGCGAGGAAGGCGAGCTGGACGCCGGAGCGGAACAAAGTCGCCGCTTCGGCCGGATCGAGCGCGGCGGGCATTATTCGGCCAGAACCAGATCTTCGCTCAGGGTCAGATCGAGCACGTCTTGAGTGGCGGCGACGGTGAGGCCGAGATCGGGGCCGTGCCGGGTCATGGCGATCCAGTTCGCCGGCTTGTCGCCGCGGCGGCGCAGGCGATGGCCGGCGCGCAACAGCTGCTCGGCGTCCTCGCGCGAGATTTTCGGCAGATCCATGTCGAGATCGGCCTGGCTGATCGGCGGCTGCTCCTGCGGTCCGTCGGAATCCTTGGCCGGCCGGGCGGGGGCGCTGGCCGTCGGATGCTTCGCGGGTTGCGGCTCTTTGGACATCATTCCCTCCAGATCAGTCTCGCCACGTGGCGCCTTTGACGCTCCACATTTGCGCGCTCTGCGCTTCGGTGATGGCGAGCGAGAACATGCGCTTGCGCTCGCCGGATTGAGTCGCTTCGCGCAGATCATTGCAGAGGTCGATAAAAGCGGCCGCCGCCTGTTTCAACTGCTCGACGTCCTTGTCGCCGCTCGGATTGAAGGTCAGGCCGACCGCACGCTGGCCGAAGGTCAGATCGCTCATGTCTCAGCCTCGTAGAAGCGCTGCGCCACCGCGGCGTAGAGCGCGCGGGCGGCGAACAGTTTGAGGAAATCGCCGGTGGCGATCTCTTCCGCGGTGCAGCACAGAATCGCTTCGGCGCCGTCGACCACCGGGGCGTTGTCGGAATCGATGAAGATCAGTTCGGCGCCGTGCGGCCCGTTGCTCTCGGCCCGGCGCACCGACAATTCGATCCCGTATAGGTGGCCGAGCGCCTGGGCCATTTTGGCCAGCACCAGTTCGACCGAATCGACGGAGCGGCGGGTCTCGACGATCGGATCGGCTGCGGCCATGAGCGTGCCTGGGGTTTTGACACTCATAGCCGCAATCGGCGGCGTCCGCCAAGTCGCTTGCGCTTGTTCTTAATCCCGGGAAGCCGCTTTATGACGTAGAGCCCGAGCTTTTTTGGCTTTCGCCTTGCCTTTCGGCCGGCCCTTGTCCAGTGCACCCGCGTGAGAAGCACGGCCGGCCGCCTCCTTGTCCGCCACCATCTCGGTCAGATCGGCGCAATATTGGTCGACCATGCGGCCGACGTGGGGGTGATGGATCTGCGTCACCAACAGCGACGAGGTGAATTGCAGCAGGGCCGAGATGACCGCGGTGTTCTCGTAGCCATGCGCCATAGTGGCGAATCCGGACATGAGCCGCCCGGTCGGGTGGCTGAGCAGCGGATTGGCCTGCGGATCATAGGGGTTAACGGACGTTGGCTTGCGGGTTGCGGAAGGCATCGGCTCTCCCCGGCACGCAGGTGCAATCGCGCCACAATTCAGGATCGGCGAGCATCACTCCGAATGGGCTCGGCGGCCAGCGCGGCGCGTCGAGCGCGCGCTGCGACTCGATCTGCGCATCGGGCGGCGCGAGCGGCGGGAATCGGCTCGGATTGAACGGCATGGCCGCGGTCAGCCGGCCGAGCTGGACGGCGAGATCGGCGCGCTGGCGCTCGAGGACGTGATTGCGATCGACCATCGCGCGACACTGGGCATTGGCGTGGTCGCGCTGGGCGCGCGCGGCGTCGCGCGCTTCGCGGGTGAGATTGAGCACGCGCATCGCTTCGTCATGCTCGGCTCTAGCTTTGGCGTGCGCCGCTTGGGCCTCGGCCAGTTCGGCCCTGGCGTCGATCAGCGCCCGGGCCAGATCGAGCTTGGCGAGAACCGGCGCGCGCTCCGGCTTTATCTTGGCGGCGAGTCCGGCGGCGAAAGCGAGGATGGATGAGATCATGGCACGGTCACTCCCTCGAAGCTGAGCAGGATGCGGACGGCGTCGATGCGCGACGGGTCATGATCGCCGTGTTTGGCGATCTCGCGCAAGACGGATAGGGCCAGATCGGTCGGTTTCTCTTCCGGCCGATCGGGCATTTTGGCGCTACTGAGGACCATCGCCAGCGCGGTATCGAGGCATTTCTCGACCCGCTTCCAGCGCGCCGCGATCTCTTTGTCGGCCCGCGCCTCGTGATGCAGGACCTGGCGGCGGCAATCCTGCAGGCGCGCGACCACCCAGGAATCGGGATCGCTGTCCGCGATCATGCCGTCGCCGCCGCCTTTGATCGTCTCACTCTCGCTCATGCCGATTAGCGTAGCGTGCAAATAACGCCCAGGCAAGCCTAGCCGACGAAATGGGCGATCAGGACGTAGAGCGTCAGGCCGACCAGCGCGCCCCAGACGATCAGCTCGATTTTCAATGCAGGCCGCTACGCCCGAGGCCGCCATAGAGCGGCGGCGGCAAAAGCGCGCCGGGGCCGCGCAGGATCATCTTCGCCTCGTCCGCCGCGCGCTCGCTCGGGCGCCGGATCAGGCCGCGGGCGCGCAGGAAGCGCAGGCCGTAGACGCAGGCGTCGACGCCGTCGTCATGCTTGCCTTTGGGGAACGCGGCCATCTGGCTCATCAGATCCTCGGCCCATTCGCGCGGCCAGATCGCGCCATTGTCCTGGGTCTTGCAGGGCACGTAGAGGAGGCCGTCGCGGGTTTCGCCCTCGTCGTAGTCCTCGCGGAACAGATGGCTGACCGAATTGGCTCGCGCCTCCTTGTCCTCGGCCCCCGGATTGACCAATTGCAGGGCGAATTCCTCCTCGCGGGTCAGCCGCACAATCTCCTGATAGATCGAGATGCCGGAGGCCTTGTTCTCGATCAGGACGCGATCGCATTTGAGCTTGCGCGCGCTCTTGACGATCTCGTCGACCGCGTCGTTGAAGCGCAGGCGCTTCTGCCAGAAATGCATCAGCATGATCTTGGAGAGGCCGAACAGGTCGGCCCACACCCCGAGCGCTACAAAAGCGGTGAAATCGTTCTCTTCCTTGGCGGTGAACGCGGTGTCCACGATGCCTAGGATAAAATCGAAATCAGGAAACTGGTTTTCGCTCTTTCCGTATTTCATCGCCAGGCTCTTGTGCCAGAACTCCCAGCCGGAATAGGGAAAGATGCCGCCCCCGCGCGGGGCCGGGCGCTGCTGATACTGGCCGGCATAGGCGTAGACGCCCATGTCGCGCTTGAGATCGTCGACCACATTCTGCGGAAAGCGCTCCGGAGCCAGGAGTTCGCCGTCCTTGGCGCGCGGATCGGAGAAGCCGATCTCGGTCTCGCAATGCCGGCTGCGCTCGTATTCCATCGCCAGGCAGAGATGGACGTAGCCGAGGCCGCCGGAAGCGAGGATCTCGCCCGACAGATCGGCCTCGTTGAGGCGCTGCATGATGATGACGATCGCGCTCGCCGCCTGATCGTTGAGCCGGTTGACGGCGCCTTCGCGGAACCGGCGCACCGCGCGCTCGCGATCGGTGGCCGATTCGGCTTTTTCGGCCGAATGCGGATCGTCGATGATGAGGCGATCGCCGCGCTTGTTGGTGAGCGAGCCGAACGCCACCCCGTCTCTGGTGCCGGTGAGGCTGTTCTCGAAACTGAGCTCGCCGGCGCGGATCAGTTCGACCGACGGCCAATGGCGCTGGTACCAATCGGAGGTGATCAGCATCCGCATCTTGCGGCAATCGCGCGCCACCGCGCCTTCGGCGTAGGAGGTGGAGATGTAGCGATACGAGGTCATCGCCTTGGGGCCCCATTCCCAGGCTGGCCACAGCACCGAGCACAACAGGCTCTTCATCGCCCCGGGCGGCACGTTGATCAGGAGCCGGTTGATCACGCCGGCGGTGACCGCCTCGAGATGTTCTTCGATCGCCTCGATATGCCAGGAATGAACGTAGCGCTGCCGCGGCTCGAGGACCGGCCAGGCTTCTTTGACGAATTGCCCGAAGCTGCGTTCGCAGCGCGTGCGCACCGCGGCGATCGAACCGTCGATCATACCGCGCTCGCGATCGTAGCGCTTCTTGGCTAAAGCGGCGCGGACGTCGTCGATCGACATCGGCGCGTCGCGGCGCTCGGCTAACGGACGCATGAAGGCGCCGGGTCTCATCCGTAGGCATGGCAGATGATGGCTCGCGCTCCGGCTTGCCGGTTCGCGATTGAAAAAGCGCTTGAGATCGGCGCGCCGTCGTAAGGGCAATGCGGCCAGCAGAAGATAATGGTCACTGGATCGATCTCGCGGTGTCGAAAAGCGCATCCATCTCGGAATTGGCGCCGCCGCGTCGCCAGGCTTCGACGATTTCGCTCCAGGCGCGCTCGCAAGCCTCGCAGGCGCGGCCGTAATATTCGATCTCTTGGTCGCTCAGAATCTTGCCGCAGCCAGGCATGATCGGATCGCCAAGGCAGATCATGCTCATCGTTGCCGGACCCTTATCTCTGAGGACTGGCCGCTTCCATCAAGGCTTCGAGCGCTTCGAGCTGCGCTTCGGAGAGGCGATCGAGATCGAGATTGGCGTTGAGCGCGAGCGTACGCTCGGGCGGCGCGCGCCAGCCCATTCGGCGTTCGAGCCAGAATCGGGTCATCGTTCCGTCGGCTTCCTTCCAGGCGCGCTCCGGCCCGCCCACCGCCGGCTGCTACTCGCTCTGGGCGACGGTCTTATCGCGGGTGATGGCGGCGGTCTGCAATTCTTTTTTGCAGAAACGCATCTGCGCTTTGTGCAGCCCGGTAAAGCGCAGGATCTGATGCAAGGAGAAGCCGTAGG